TCCAAAAGCAGCAAGTACTTTAGTCTTTGTAACTTTGACAAAAACTCTGGATTTTTCAGACTCTCTAAACTTAGTATTTTTTCCATACATTCCTCGATAATTATGATAAGCGCTCAACCATCGTTGCTCATCATACTCCCGAGCGAGCTTAGCAGATTGGTATCTGTCTTCAATAATACCAACAAATTTCAACTTGAGAGAATCCTCAAGTTCCATTTGCTTTCCTTCTTCGCCTTCTACATCTTGAAAGTAGAGGTTGTCGGCTCCGAGTATTGTATTTTCATCTGCCATTATTTTTACCTTTAGTAGCCAAACTCAGAATCTATCGGAGTATAGGCTTGCTCCATGCGCATATATCTAAGTCTAGATAATGGATCTTCAATGCGTGGTCTTGACATAATTAAATACCTTAACGCATCGTAAGCGTGATCCGAGGCATGTGTATCCACATCCTCTGGATTACTCTTGTCTAAGGGAATACTTTGAAGCTCTCTAATAAGGTTCGGGCATGTATTAAATATCTGCAGCTTAGGCCTACCATTAGAGCGTATCTTTAAGTATTCGTGAATTTGTACTTTACCTTGCACCCTGTTCTTATCAGCTCTACGAAGTTTATGTCCCATCCTCTGTAGAGTTTCTCCTACTGTTGGCCCAGTTGTACCTGTTTTAGCCCAAGCAGCAGTATCAAGAACGCCTGCAACACTAAACGGATCATACGACTCCATTTCGGTAATCATACGTCCTAGATCTTCGCCAGTAAGTCCTTTGCGGTATAGTTCTCTGTAGACCACTAAAGTACCATCAGTAGGATCTACACATGCCCAAATACAAGCTGACTCACTCGCATAACCATAGTCAATACCTTTAACACGTTCCCATCCTATTGGAATCTCAAACGGAGGTATGACATGTGCTTCTGTATCAAACTCTGTGAACGCTGCTCCTTCTGCAACATCCCAGTTCCCTTCCAACAATTGTCGGCGTTGGATTTCTGGTAGGGCTTTAAGCATCTGCTCATAACGCCCATCAGAAGCAAGAAAAGGATTGTCCTCTAGTCTTGCGGGTATAAACTTTCTTGTTAGCCCATCGTGGCCTTCAAAGGACGTATTAGGAGGACTAGGGTCAATATATCTTTTCTTAACCCAATGTGCTCCGACACCTCCGGGGTTTGCCGTACAACGCATGTAAGGAACAATCTCAGGGTCTGTCGTTCTTAAACGACTCGCCAGATAGTTCCAACCAAAGTCTGTAGGCTGATGAGTAATCTCATCGAAACCTATCCAAGAGTACGCCTGTCCTTGGTAACGATAGACATCTGCATCACGTTCCAAGAATCCAAACTCTACTTTAGCCCCCGAAGGGAATGTCCATAGCTTTTCGACTTCTCTGTATCTGGAGCCGGGAAAAGCTTTAGGGTAGAGTTCTCGGGATTTATCTATAAGCTCCCGTAGCTCTGGCATTGACCTTCTTAGTATTAATGCCCTGTGCGCAGGTCTGTGCGCATAACGAAGAGGATCGATAAGCATCGCATAAGACTTACCTCCTCCTGCTGCTCCTCCATATAAGACATCTGTCTCTGGAGCTGCTAAGAAATCTTCTTGTGGGCCTTCGTTAGGACGGAAGATAACGTTCTCGTCTGCTAACTCTTTAATGGCCTTTGGAGCATTCTCTAAAGTATCTGTAGTAACAACACCACCTGTATCTACTTTCTTTAGAGTTTCTTTAGAGGCTTCTAGCTTTTTACGTTCGGCTAGAAGTTTCTTCTCTGCTTGCTCCTTCTTTTTAGTACGCTGCCGGACGGCTCTACGGGCTTCGAGCTTAGCCTTAGTTTCACTGTGGTAATTGTAACCTCTACCTTTCGAGCCTTTTGGTCTTCCGGTCTTACGCTTGGGAGTCCCATCCTTCTTTAGTACAAAAGACCCATCAGGGTTTTTACAATAGTTCTCAGGGTTTGTTTCCCAATCTTTCATGCATGATCTTCCGTAGGCCAGTATGAGAGATATAACGACCAGTAGTAGCCGTTAGAATATCTGCTCCTTCTCGTAAACCGTACCATCCTTTACGAACTGCTTCAACTATTTCTTGTAGCTCTTTTAGCTCGTCGGGTAACGGCTCTAGATACTCACCACTAGCATCTAGTTTGTAGCCAAATGGGACTGTGCTGCTCGTCCTACGCATCAATCATCTGTTTCGCCGGAAGTATGAAAAGACCACCTTGTACAGTGTTGTTAACTTCCAAACGATCTTTCTTACCTAAGCCTGTGCGGTCTAGGATAGTTTGTGCTGCTTGGAGCTTAATGTTGGCTTGAGGAATAGGAGTATCAGACTCCATAGCCTGTACAAGCCTCATAGCAGCTTTAGGTGCAGACTGTGCTAGAATACCTTCAGCTAGTTCTATAATCTCAGACTTGAGTGCTTTAACTACTGAATAGTGGCTATTCGGTGCATAGCCCGCAAGCTCCGCAGCCTGCTTCGGATCACCTCCTGTTTGTACAAGGTAATCTAAAAAAGAGTTTTGTTGGACAGTAAGTTCTTTTTTCATAATATCCTAATTATACATAGTTTTTTTCTATTTGTCAAGTACTTTTATAAACTACTTGACAAATGATTAATTTATTAGTATAATACTGTAAAGACCCCCCGGGTGCATATAGATATATATGTACCAGTAGTACTTCCTTTAGAGCACTTTAAAGACTATAGTATACCCGAGCTAACTAGTTTCCAAAGACTTTAAAGGTTTTTAAAGTCAGCCGACTAGAACTGGTTAACATCTGAAGCCCTCCAAAATGTATATGATTTAGTATATATATAGGGGGTACCCCGTAGGCCTCCTGCCCCCCCGGGGTCTTTAGAGTACTCTAAAGATCCCGAGCATCTCCTAGAGTCTTTAGGCAAGCTAAAGACTCTAGAAATCTCTAAAACTTCTCCTTTGGAGAATCTTTAAAGCCCTCCAGAGTTCCTTGGAACTCTGAAGTCTTCAAAATTTCCTAGTCTTTAGACTCTTCTTCCTAGTTTCCAGAGCTGTAAGGCTCTGAAAGTCTTTAAAGTATCACTTTAAAGATCTCTGAAATCTATCAATTTCAGAGGCTTAGAGACTTATCTCCTCCTCCTCCTGAGATCTCCTAAGAGATCTCAAAAAACTCTAAAAACCACGCAAGGAAGATGCGGTTTTGAGCCTCAAATCATCTTTAAGTCTTACTCAGACTTAAAAGGTTCTAACTAGATCTTATAAGTACTTATAAGATTTAGTTAGAAAAAATAGCCCAGTACTATAAAGAACTTTATAGTACTGGGCTAAAAAGTTTTAGTATTTTTGAAGAAATATAAAATCTCTTCATTTATGAAGATTTTATATTTCTTCAAAAATACTAAAACTACAGAGGAAACTCAAAATGGCAAAATCAGCAACAGCAACAACTCCTAAGCTTGCAACCGTTAAGCAATTCCGAGCGGTAGTATTTAAATTCGCCAAGCAAATCCAAGCTCTTCGGTCTGTCGAAGACAAGTTTTGGTTCCGGCTTTGGAAGCAGGTCGAGGCAGTCCTTGCCCGTCACAACCCCGAAGGGGTCACATCTGAGCAAGTACAAGCTTGGTTCAAAACTACAGACTTGCCGGACTACTTGGTAGGGAACCTACAGCTTGACGAGCTGATCGACAAAGGTTCTAAGCCTTTACAGGCTAAGAAGTGGGCTAAGTCTAAAACTGGCAAGCAGCCCAAGACTGAAAAGCAAGCTCGAACTGACTCAAAGAAGTCAGTAACAGACAAGCGAATGACCCAAAAGCCTAAGACTGTTGTTCAGTCTGTTAAGCAGGAAGTTGCCGCCGAGTTTAAGAAAAGACTAGGCGAGCAGCAGTCAAAGATAGACTTCATGCAGACTGAGTTCAACGAACTCGATGACCTCAAGGATACGGTCAAAGGTTTGACAACTCGAATGAAGTTTCAAGAAGAACAGGTCAGCGCCCTCTCAGATGACATCCAGACTATAAAGTCTGGCATGGAACAAATCTTACTCTCAATCAAGGGCTAACACAGCCGCCTCTAGAGGCTCTTAGGAGTCTCTAGAGGATCTTTGGAGAATCTAATATGGTTTTTTTATTCTTGATTAAAACTCTGATCAGCAGCAGGACTAGGCTTACGAATTATTATAAGTTTAGTAATCCTATTGACCGCCGAAGAAGCTTCATTCGAGTCTATCTTGATGAGATTGAAATTCAGTGGCGAGGAAGGAATTTTAAATTCGACCGAGTTTAATTAAACTATAAAGAATTTTGTAGGTCTTTTGTTTACGAAAGACCTACAAAAATTCTTAAAGCCTTTGGAGGGCAGCAACATGACAGAGACAGATTTCCAAGCAATTTATGAAAAAGCCTTTAAGATTGCATTGATAAAGGCCGTTGAAAATGATGTTGAAACTGGTGATAACTGGTTCCCCTGTGGTAGAGCTTCTTTGAAGCTTCCGGCTAACACTAAGTTTGGACGATGGCTGAAAAAGAATAATTTAGCTTCTAAAAATTATCCTACTGGCCTTTCAATTTATCCACCGAATCTTAGCACACAAAAGCTTTCGGTCTATAAAGCTTGGGCTGATGAGTTCAGCGCTGTGTTAAGTTCGAATAACATTCGAAACACTGTTGAATCTTACTGGGATTAAGAGGAGAAAAGTATGACTTTAGCTAATGAATTTCATGATTGGATAGCCTCTGAAGGTATAAATCTTAAGCATGAGTACCACGAAGAAGTAGTTTTAAAGTTCTGTAAGACTGCCGATGTCAAAACGTTGGTTAGAGGTTTTAATCGTGAACATACGGAGATTTACGATCTTGTGACTGCCGTCACATTCCCTGATGGCTCTCAGACCTACTTTAATTATAAAGGCGAGGAAGAATACAGTGAATAATTTAATAACAGTTAAGATTAAGGATGTTTATGGCAGGGAGTTGGTTTATCCGACTAATGAAACTGGTTATAAGTTTGCAGATCTGCTAGGCGTTAAGACCTTTAATGAGTGGCAGATTGCTCAAATTAAAAACCTCGGTTTCCAATTCCAAGAGTCTAGCAGAAGGTTTTAAAAGACTTTACAAAGCTCTCTTACGTCAGTGAGAGAGCTTGATAAAGTCCTTTACAGCAACGGAGAAATAGTATGTTAATCACTCGAACTAGTCCTATCACTGGACGACAAAACACTTTAGATCTAGATATATCTACTGACAGCCTTCTCAAATGGCAGTCAGGCTTGTTATTAGTTCAAGAAGCTTTCCCTGTTTTAACAGCAGACGAAAGAGAGTTTCTTATTTCAGGGTGTACTAAAGAAGATTGGGAAACCTTATACGGGGCAGAGGAGGAGGAGTAATGAAACTACTTGATACCAATGGTGGAAATCTTAAGCTTAAAAAGACTGAGAAGTCTTTTGAAGAATATAGACTTGCCGGATTATCAATGATGCCTAATTATAGGCTTTGCCCCGGCTCTAAAGCCGCTGATTGCATGACTGATTGTTTAAAGTCTTCCGGTTTAGCCGGAGTCTATAAGACTGTCAACGAAGCAA